GAGAGACCCGCGCCCAGTCTTGCGTGTATCCCGCAAGACCGAACCGAAACCGGTTCGAGTTCGGTCCAAATCCGACGAAATGCGTTGGGCCCGTCCGCGATTGGAAACGGCCATGCCGGCCAAATTTGTTTCGTACGGTTCCGAGGTTGCCAAATGGGCGAAAACGCATTTAGGTGTCGAGTTAATGCCGTGGCAACGTCACGTTGCGCAATGTTTGTTGGGGCACCGTAAGGGTTCGTGGTTGAACCGTGTTGGTTTGGTGTCGGTGTCGAGACAGAACGGCAAAACCATTTTGTTGCGCGCAATTTTGGGGTGGTATTGCACCGTTTACGCGCCGAAACAGGAACGCCCGGTGTTAGTTATTACTACGGCCCACAAACTCGATTTGGCAGTGGCGTTGTTTCAGGACGTTGCGCCGCTACTTAAAGAAAAGTTCGGGGCCACGGTAAAGTATTCGTACGGGCGTAACGAACTACGGCTAGGTAATTGCACGTGGGTTGTACGCGCCGCCACCCCGTCCGCCGGCCACGGATTGTCCGCCGATTTGTTGCTAGTGGACGAGGTGTGGGGCGTATCGCAAGAGTCGTTGGACGTTGGTTTGTTGCCTACGCAACGCGCCAAACCAAACCCGCTATGCGTAATGTTCTCGACGGCAGGCACCGAGGATTCCGCCGCTATGTTGCGTTGGCGCGAACAGGGATTGCGGGCAATAGACACCGGCACGGATGCGGGTTTGTACCTTGCCGAGTATTCGCCGCCCCCGGAATTGGACCCTATGACGCTTGAGGCGTGGCGTTACGCCAACCCGGCGTTGGGTTACACCATTACCGAACAAACGTTGCACGTTGAGGCCGCCGCCCCGAACCGGGCCGCGTTCCTACGCTCGAGCGTAAACCTATGGGTGCAATCTGATACGGGGTGGATTGCGCCCGGGGTGTGGGCCGGCAACGCCACCACCGACAAACCCGCGCTAGGTGGCGTGTTGGCCGTGGAAGTGTCGTTGGACGACGGGCGTTATTGCGCCGTCCGCGTCAATCACGCGCCCGACAATAAGGTGGTGGCCACCGTCGAATTCGTGGTGGACACTATGGCCGAAACGTGGCGGCGCATTGAGGCGTTAGCGAGCGTGGACTCCAAATTGGTGATAGCGGTAACGCCAACGTTGGATTTGCATTGCCCGTTATCGTTGCAACGCCGCCGCGTCATTTGGGGCTATCAGGAAGTAACCCGATACACCGCCGCCGTACGCCAAATGATTGTCGAACGCCGGTTGTTGCACACCGGCGAAACCATGTTGGCCGAACACGTCGGGCGTGCGGTAGCGGGCAGAACCAACGGCACCATTTCGTTGTCGTCTCAACGCTCACCCGGCCCGATTGAATTAGCGCGTTGCCTAGTTGCGGGTTGCGGGTTGTTGGTGCACTCGAGACAACCGGCGGGCAGGCCCGCATTTGTCGCCGTTCCGCTACGTCCGGCGGGTTAGTGTTGTTGTATGGCGTTGTTCAACCGTAAAACTACCGAGGCCCCTAAAGCGGCAATTGGCGCGGCGCGCGGTTTGGTGCCCGGCGGTTTAAACCCGGGCGCGTCAATGGTGGATAAGTTTACGTTTTACACGGCGGACCCGAGCGTTGAGGCCGCGCTACAAGTGCCGACAATTTCGCGAGCGCGCGATTTGATTTGTTCAATGGTTGGTTGTTTGACGTTGCGCCAATACACGTTGCAGTGGAACGGCGAACGAATGGAACGTATCTATTTGCCGCCGGATACGTGGACTATGCAACCGGACCCGAACGTAACGCGGAACTTTATTTTTAGTAACACCGCGTCGGATTTGCTTATGTTCGGGCGGGCTTTTTGGGCGATTACCGAGAGGCTAGGCAATGGCTTTCCTTCGGCGTTTACATGGTTGCCGGCGCAAAACGTTTACACGTTGGACCAATCCGGGCCGCAATGGTTCGGGCCGTCGAACGAAATTACGTTTCAAGGCGCGCCACTACAAACCAACGACGTAGTGCAATTCCTGAGTCCGAACGGCGGTTTGATTTACCAAGGCGTTTCTGCAATTTCTACGGCGTTGCGTCTGCAACGCGCCGCCGAACGTTTCGCAACAAACGAAATCCCTAGCGGCTACCTAAAACAAACCGGCGGCGAACCTATGAACGCGCAAGATTTAGCAGACATGGCGGCGGCGTTCGCGGCGGCCCGCCAACAATCCACCGTCGCGGCATTAAACGAATACGTCGAATATAAAGAAACGTCGCACAAACCCGACGACCTACAGTTAGTGCAATCACGCGAATTTATGGCGTTAGAAATGGCAAGGTTGGCCAACATTCCGCCGTACCTCGTCGGTGTATCCGTGCCCGGTTACACGTACCAAAACGCCGACAGTGCCCGCTATGACCTATGGCAATTTGGCGCAAAACCGCTAACGGATTGCATTGAACAAACGTTGAGCATGAATAACATTCTGCCGCGAGGCCGCTACGTCGAATTCGACGTGGCCGCCTACCTCGAGGAAAACGAAATGGTGGAAACACCAAGCGACGACAACGGAACGGCGGGTGGTACGCCCAACGTCGCGGGCGTGCCACCCGTTGCACTCTCAGGGCGTGTAAAGTAAAACCATGATTCGTTTTACCGCGTCACCCGTTGCAATCTCCGCGCAAGAAGGTGAAGGCCGGCGCGAAATCATGGGCGTGGCCGCCCCGTATAACGTCGAGGCCACGGTTTCCGACGGCACAACCGTTAAATTTCTCCCCGGTTCGTTGCCTGTGGACGGCCCCGCCCCAAAACTTATTCAGGACCACGATTTAACGCGCGCAATCGGCGTAGTTACCGAACGAACCGAGGACGAAAACGGCGTGTATTTCGTGGCGAAAATTTCTAAAACCGCCGCCGGAAATGACGCGCTCGAACTCGCAAAAGACGGCGTACTAGACGCGGTGAGCGTCGGCGCGGAACCCGTCGTGGCCGAATACGACAAAAACGGCGTGTTGGTCGTTGCTAATGCACGTTGGGTTGAACTATCGTTAGTTCCGTTGGGGGCGTTCCCTCAAGCAAGAGTTACACAAGTAGCGGCGCAACCGGAAAAGGAAAAAAACACCATGAGCGAAATTACCAACGCAAAAGTTGAGACAGTCGCGGCACCCGTCGAGGTGCCCGCCGCCGCGCCGTCCGCGCCCGTTTGGGCTACCGCCGCACGCGAACGCGAATTTCCTATGCCGTCCGCCGCAGAATATCTCGCCGCGTATCACGCCGGCGGGCAGACGTGGCAGAACGTGAACGCCGCGTACAAACAGAACGTTGCCAAAAGTCAGACGGCTATTCAAGCCGCATTGGCGCAGGATTTGACCACCGACACCCCGGGCCTACTCCCGACACCGGTACTCGGTCCGGTGTTCGTTGGCAAAAACTACGTTGCCCCGTTCCTTACCGAAGTGGGTACGCGTGCAATGCCGAACGGCAACGGCAAAAGTTTTATTCGCCCGACATTCTCGCAGTACACCTCGCAGGCCACGCAGACCGAAGGCCAAGCGGTGTCGAGCACCAAGGCAATTATTGCTAGCAATTCCGTGACGCGAACCACCATTGCCGGCGGCGTGTTTATCTCGCAACAGGACATTGACTTTACCGACCCGGCGGCATTGTCGGCAATCCTCGACGACTTGGCCGGCGAGTACCTCATTAAAGCCGACGACGTGGCCGTGGACGCTTGCGTGTCCGGTTCAACCAACCTTGGACAATGGGATGGCACCCCTGAGGACTTTATTTTGTTCCTTTACGGCGCGGCCCGCGACATTTCCAACGGCACCAACCTGTTTCCGACGCACATTGTTATGGGCCCGGACTCGTGGGCAAAAATCGGTTCGTTGGTGGACGCAGATAAGCGGCCCGTGTTCCCGGCAATTGGCGCGCCAAACCTTTTGGGCACCAACACCATGGGCGCAGGCAACGTAACCAATTGGACCACCACCAACCCGTTGGGCCTGCGCACAATCGTGGACTCGAATTGCGCCGCCAAAACAATGGTGGTGTTCCACGGCCCCGGCATGGAGATTTACCAAAACATTCGCGGCATTATGACGAAAGAGGACCCCGAACTGTTGGGCCGTAACTTTACGTACTACGGCTACTTGGCAACGTTCGTTCCTAAGGCCACGTTGTTGCAAAAAATCACTTGGGTTTGATTGGTAGGCCCCGGTGGCCGTTTACACAATCACGTCCAAACAACTAACCGGTAACTACGCGGTTCTACAGACCCTTACGGCTAACGAAATTGCCGTTGGGCAATCCATAACCGTGGCCGGTTTGTCCGGTTTCAACGGTACTTACGTCGTCGTTGCGTGCCCGCAATACGAATTTACGGGCACCAACAACGCCGGCGATTTGGTATTTAACGACACCGTACTAATACCAAACCAAGTAATGTTCGCCCTGACGGCGGCAGACGTTGAACGTACCGCCGCAACCGGAACCATTACCTACACGATTACGTGCACGTGGGCCACCAAGGCAGACGTAGAAGATTGGTTGGGATTTACAACCACTGTTCCGTCGAGCGACAACGACTTATTGGTAATTGCAGTGGCGGCGGCTAACGCGTGGGCCTACCGTAAACGCCAAGAGGCCGGCTATTTCGACTCGCTCACCGTGGTGCCGTCTCAGGACGTTTTGTTGGGCACAATCATGTTTGCGGGCGCGTTGTACCGCGAACGCGGTTCTATTGACCAATACGCGAGTTTCGACCCGTTGGGCACCGGCACACCCGCCACGGGTTCGATGGGCCAAATCATGCGCCTATTGGGCGTGAACAGGCCGGCGGTGGCATGACGGCGACAGTAAACGCGTTCAAACTTGGATACGACAACGTGGTGGACAAGTTGCAGACAATCACGGGCCTAAAAGTGTTTGACGACCCGCGCAACCTCAACCCGCCGTGCGCGTTAGTGGACGCGCCAACAATACGCATGAATAGCAACCTGGTGTTTGATATGACGTTTTCCGTAAAAATTATTGGTATTGGCCCGGGCGATTACCAAACGTTGTCTAAATTGCTCGAGTTGGCGGACCTAGTCAGGCGCGCACAAATCGGGCTAACCGACGTTCGCCCGACGGTAACAACGATTGGTTCGCAAGAATTCGCAAGTTACGAATTAACCATTGGGGCTAAAATAGGGCCATGAAATACCTAGTTAAACACGCATTTGCCGACAGGCAACCGGGTGACGTATTCGAGGCCGGCAAATTGTCGGAAGTAGATACGGTTTACCTTTTGCAAATTGGCGCAATCGTCGCCAACGAATCCGCCGAACCGACACCAAAACGTGCTAGAAAAGTACCTAGCGAAAGCGAGGCTTAATCATGGCAATGCCACAAACCGTTTACTACTCCGCCCCCGAAGTGAAAATTGGGGCCGCGTCCGGTTCCTCAGTGGACCTATCGGAATTTTGCAAATCGGCGGTTCTGACTCGTCAGGCCGACGCGCTCGAATCCTCAAGCATGGCTAGCCGCGATAGGTTTTATCAGGCGGGCATGAATAGCAACCAATTTGTTGTTACGTTCAATCAGTCTTACGAGGCCGCCGAGGTTTACGCCACAATTGCCCCACTCGTCGGTACGCAGTGTTACGTCGAGTGCACACCCGTGGACGGCACCGGCGTTTCCGCAACCAACCCCAAATTCAGTCTTACCAACACGTACCTCGAGGCAATGGACGTATTAGCCGCCAACCTTGGCGAATTGGGCGAAGTGCAATTGACGTTTACCGGCGGAACCTACGCCGCCGCAACCTCGTAATCGAAACGGACGTAGCGCGACGTGATTATTAAATGGTCCGTGCCGTTGAACGGCGAAACGCACGAAGTAGAAACGCGTTTTATTGACGTACTTAATTGGGAAAAACACACCAAACGTTCCATGCAACAACTGACCACCGATTTACGGGGGCAGGACATGGTTATTTTGACGTGGTACGCGTTGCAACGCACAAAACACCCCAAGGCCAATTTGTCGTTGGCGGACTATGAGGCGGCATTAGACGGGCCACCTACACCCGTGGATACGGGCCCGGTAAACCCTACGGGGGCGGCTACCGCCGCCGATTAGCGGAAATATTGGTGGCTACCGGTTGGTGGCCGGCCAACGTCGAATTTGACGAATACGACATGGCTACCGTGGTGGACGTGATTAACAAACAGAACCGCGCCATGGAACGGGCGAACCGTGCCCGTTGATTTGGAAGTGGGCGTAGTGGGCCTAAAAGACGCGTTAAAAACGCTTAACAAAACCGCGCCGGCGTTGCGCCGCGAAATAACGAAAGACTACAAAAAGATTGTGCAACCGTTAATAGACGCGGCACAACAGGCAATACCTACAATCGGCCCGGTTTCGGGCATGGATAGGTCCGGTTGGAAATACGCAAGCGGCTATGAGGTGTTGCCGCCGTCGGGGTGGAACGGCACGAAGGCCGTTAAATCGTTGCAAGCAAAAATATCTACTAGGCGCGTAAAAGAGTTTCGCGGCAACCTCGAGAACGTCGGCACGTTTCGCATGGTGTGGAAAGGTTTTGCCAATACGGTATTCGACATGGCGGGCCGCAAATCCGCCGGCACCGTAGGCAACCCGTCGCGCGTAGGTTCGCACGGTAAACGCGTAGGCACCGTCGGCGGCCCGCTACTTATTGCCATGTTACGCGGACGCTACGGCACCGCGTCGCGTACCGTTTGGCCAAGTTACGAACGCAACAAAACGGTGTTAGACGACGAAATGCAACAATTGGTAAACCGTGTAATGCGTGAGGCGCAAAACGAACTAAACCGCCCCGGCTAATCGGTTAGCGTTAAACCATGGCCGTTTCCTTACCTATCGTTTCCGAGTTCGACGGCAAGGGTATTAAATCCGCCATTCAAGAATTCAAACAATTAGAAGGCGCAGGGGCCAAAGCGCAATTTGCGTTAAAAAAAGCCGCCATTCCGGCTACCGCCGCGTTAGCGGGTTTGGCCGCCGGTTTGGGTTCCGCTACCAAGGCCGCAATTGAGGACCAAGCGGCGCAAGAACAATTGGCGGGCGTGTTGCGCCGTAGCGCGTTGGCCACGGACGAACAGGTGGCCGCCACCGAAGAATTTATTTCGGCGCAATCGAGGCTTACGGCCACGTCGGACGACGTGCTACGTCCGGCGTTGGCCACCCTCGCCAACGCAGTAGGTGACGTTACCTACGCGCAAGATTTGTTAAAAACGTCGCAAGATTTGGCGGCGGCAACCGGAAAAGATTTAGCAACCGTCACCGACGCAATGGCCAAGGCCGCCAACGGCCAAACCGCCGCGCTCGCAAAATTGGACCCCTCATTAAAAGGATTGGTGAGAGAAGGGGCCTCATTCGAGGACGTGCTAGTGGCCCTAACGTTGCACCAAGGCGCGGCGGCAGACGCGGCCAACACCACCGCCGGCAAAATGGCGAACTTGCAAATACAAATGGGCGAGGCAAAAGAAACGATAGGCGCGGCACTACTACCCGTAGTTACCGCGTTAATCGAAAAACTTATTCCATTGGCCACGTGGGCACAAGAAAATAGCAACGTTGTTTTGATTTTGGCGGGCGTTATCGGCGGTTTGGCCGCCGCAGTGCTCGCCGTAAATGCCGCCATGAAGGTATACCAAGCAACCCTTGTAATCGTCCGGGCGGCACAAATGGCGTTTAATTTTGTGTTGGCCGCCAACCCTATAGGTTTGGTCGTCATTGCGTTAGCCGCATTAGCGGCGGCGTTCGTCATTGCGTACAACAAATCCGAGACGTTCCGCGAATTTGTCGGAAAACTATTTGACGCGATTAAAACCGGTGTGGAATTTTCGGTGGATTTGATAAAAGGCTATTTGAACACCCTTTTAGGGTTTTACAAAACGGTCTTTAATGGCATTGCAAGCGCGTGGAACGCCACCGTAGGCGGGTTCGGTTTCGAGGTGCCGGAATGGGTGCCAGGTGTTGGTGGCCGCGAATTCCGTATTCCTAACATTCCGCAACTAGCCGAAGGCGGCATTGTTACCGGCCCGACGTTGGCCATGATTGGCGAACGCGGCCCCGAGGCCGTCATACCGCTAAACCGCGCCAACCCTATGGGCAACATAACCGTAAACGTGTATTCAACGTTGGCCGACGCGTCATTGCCAGACAAACTCGTAAACGCATTACGGCAATACAACCGGCGTTCCGGTGTAATAGACATTCAGGTGGCCTAAATGCCGGGGGTGGTTGCGTCCGCCGGCGATTACACGGTGGAATTAGACACGGGTTGGGATAGCAATTCTTTTCGTTTAAACGACACCGAAAAAAGCGTGCTAAACAACACCACCTTTACGTTGGGACCCAACACCGAGTACGCGGACATAACGGACTACGTAACCGGCGTTACGTACTCAAGGGGTAGGCAACAACCGTTCGACCAATTCGGGGCGGGCCGGTTGTCGTTCGCGCTCAACGACACGTTGGCCGGCGGAATTCTCAACCCGTACGACGAATCAAGCCCCTATTACGACCCCGCCAACAACCAACCCGGCCTTGCGCCCATGCGCAGGGTACGCGTGTACCGCGAAAACACGCAACTATTTGACGGTGTGGTGGAATCATTCGATTACGAATACAACCTAGACCGCCAAAATTTCGTGCAGGTTCGTTGCGTGGACAACTTTTGGTTGTTGGCCAACACGATTATGGCCGCGTTCAACCCGTCCGCCGAAACGTCTGGCCAACGAATAACCACCGTGTTGGCTTTGCCCGAAGTGAATTACACGGGTGCTACCTCGATTGCTACCGGCACCGTCAATTTGGGGCATGCGTCCGCTTATGACGTTGCGGCAGGCACCAACGTGTTGGCCTATTTGCAACAAATAAACGGCACCGCCGAATTTGGACGGTTGTTTGTTGCCGCTAACGGCACATTGACGTTTACCAACCGGGTAGGCAACACGTTGTCGGGCCCCACGGCGGTGTTTTCGGACCAAGGCACCGATTACAAATACCGTTCGGTGGCTATCCAATTCGACGCACGCCAAGTAGTAAACCGTTCGACAGTCACCGCTTTAAATAGCAATACGGCCACAAGTCAGGACGTAGGCAGTCAGGCAACATATTTTGTTCAGGCTCAGGACGTGCAACAATCGTTATTGCATGTTCAGGGCGAAATAGACGCGGCGGCGGCCTATCTGTTGGCCCCTCAACCCTCGCCACGTTTAACGGCCCTAACCGTGAATTTGGCAATGCTCACCGAATCGCAACGCGACACCGTGGCCACAATAGACATTGGCGACACCATAGAAATAACCGTGAACGTCGAAAACTACGGCACCATAACGTCCGAATTGTCGGTGGAAGGCATAGACGGCGAAATATCGTTAAACGACGGCCACACCCTCACGTTCTACACGTCGGACACCACCGTGGTGTATTTGTTTATTTTGGACGACGCAACCTACGGTGTGCTAGATAGCACCAACGTGTTGGGTTAGGATTGGGCCATGGGTGCTAACGCGCAGACAACCGTTCCAACGTTCGTAGCGTCGCAAGTATTAACGGCGGACCAACAAAACCAAAGTGCACGAACGGGCGTACCCGTATTTGCGACTACTACTACGCGCAACGACGCGTTCGGCGGGTCTGGCGAAAAAACTTTGGCCGAGGGCCAATTGTGTTACGTCGAGGGCACCGGCCTACAGACATACAACGCGGCGGGTGCATGGGTTACGTGGGGTACCTCGCCAAGTTTGGCGATTGTAAAAGCGGAAACGGCATTTACAAGCGCAACAAGCATTACCGCCGACAACGTATTTAGTAGCACGTACACCAATTATTTGGTTGTCGTCAGGTGCACTACCACGGCCAACGCGCAATTATTTTGGGCATTGCGCGTGGGTGGTGTTACCGCCGCAACTAATTACAACTACCAACAACTAAACGCAAACAATACGGCGGTAGCCGGGGCGCGTTCAACGTCACAAACAAAATGCGCCTACGGCCAAGCGGGCACCGTTATGAGTCTAAACACCGTGTTTTTGAGTGGTCCAAATTTGGCCGAGGCAACGGCGGCAGTAGGGTTTCCGAACAATCAAGGCGCAAGTGGCGGCATTGAAATACAAAGTTATGTTGGCAACCACACCACGGCAACCGCGTACGACGGCATAGAACTAACCGGTGGAACCGCTACCGGCACATACACCATTTACGGATTGGGCAAAGCATGATTTATCGAATCAACGACAACGGCACGGACCGAGACATGACCGCCGCGGAAATTGCGGCGTATGAGGCCGCCGCCGCCCCGATTGAGGCGCACGCCGCCGCCGTGGCCGCCGCCGCCGACGCTAAAGCCGCCGCGCTCGAGTCCGCACGCAACAAATTGGCCACGTTGGGTTTGACTCCCGAGGAAATCGCCGCATTTTTGGGTTAGCCATGGACCAAAACGCGAAACTACAAACGGCGGACCAAACACTAAAAGGCGCAATAATTGCATTAGGAACGTACGTTGCGTACGAACGGGGTTACGACCCCCAATTTATTGCGTTGGCCATTCCGGTGGTGTCTGGCGTGTTGGCGTGGATTTCAACGCTCATTGGCAACCGTAAAACGGCGTGTATGTTCGTACCGAAACAGGACGAAAACAACTAGTGCCCGAATACAGGGTGCCCGGGTACGCGGTAGTAACCGGCCCGTTGGCCGGCACCGAGGAATGGGCAAAACAGGCCGCCATTACGTCCGGCGGCGCGTTATGGAATAACGGCACCTACGCGTTTCGCAACATGAGGGGTAGCGGCGACAACGGCACACGGGGCGTTATCAGTAACCACGCGCGTGGCGTGGCCATGGATTTGTCGTGGCGGCGTATTGAACCTAGAAAACTTGGCGTAAACAACGGGCGTATTAAGGCCCTGACGTGGCTAAACACCGTGTTAGACAATTGGGAGATTTTAGGCGTTCAATTGGTGTTGGATTATTTTCCGGAACACGGGCGCGGGTGGCGCGTGGACCGCGTAGGTACCTCGATACCGAAGGCGCACGCGTCCGAGGCATGGTTACGGTACACGCGGCCCACAATCCACGGCACACCCGGCGGCGATTGGTTCCATATCGAAATAAAATTGGGGCTTGCGAACGACCCGCAGGCCGTACGTGAGGCGTTCAATAGGGCGTTCGGCAAATCCACCACCCCGCAACAGGCCCCCGCTACGGTTGAACCGACAACTACGAAAGGCGGCAAGCGACGTGCCGGAAACACCCGAACAAAACCAAACCCCTAACCTTATTTTTTACGAGGTTCTCACCGGACAACTAGACACCGGCCAAGAAGTATTGGTGCAAATTTTCCGTAAACCGGACGGCAAAATAACGTTGGCCCAATTGGCGTTTAGGGCCGATAGTTGGCAGTCGTGGGGTGTACCTATCCGGTTGCAACATATTTCGAGCACACCTACTACGGGGGGCGCGGCATGATTGGTTACTACCTGAAAATGGCCGGCGTTGGTTTGGCGTGGGTTGGCGTGTTGTGGTGGGGCTTGGCCCCGGACGTTAAACACCCGACACCGACGAGCCTTTATTACGCGGTGGAAGGTGAGACGGTGGCCGATTACGTGCCCGTACCGGCCCCTAGGAACGCGTCAGACGCGCCAAAACCGGCCACCCCTACCGTGACTACCCCGGGCCCTAAAACGTGTTCAGAATGGGCGGAATACGGGCGCAAGTTTGGTTGGCCGGAAATCGAGTTAAGCACCCTAACAGTCATTATGGGCCAAGAGTCCGCTTGTAATCCCGCCGCCGTCGGAGACAACGGCGCGAGTAGGGGGTTGCTACAAATCCATTGCCCGACGTGGGTACAACCGTCTAAGTATTGGCCGAATGGTTGGGCCGCCGCGCACGGGTTTAACGTGACGTGCGACGGGTTGCATGACCCGGCCACGAATTTGGCTATCGGATTGCTTATTTGGGCCGGTGTCGAGGGTTCCGACGGCGGTTGGTGGAATTGGACCACTTACAGGCCATGACCGTGTACGACTATTTCGTGGCCGGTTTTATGTTGTGCGTGGCCGGGGTGATGATTTGGCTAGCAACAAAATGAGCACGTTAATGGCCGACGCGCACGGCGACGGTAAACGCATTTACGAATTGTTATCCGTTATGCAAGAGTCCACGGACGAATTGCACGTGGCGCATTTGACGTTCGCGGCAATGGTCCGAATTCGGATACTCGAGCAACGCGTCGAGGAACTAAAAGGCGAATTGGCGAGACTCGAGGCGGTGGCCCGTGTTGGTTATTGACCAAAACGGGGCCGTATCAGTGCAATTTGACCCGGGCCGTATGGCCACGGTGGACAAAAACACCGACACGTGGCTAAACCATTTGCGTAGCAACCCCGACAAATTACGCCGGCACGTACACCGTGGATTGTTGGACGGCGACGACCCCGAATTGTGGGCCAAAATAACTGAGCGTGTACAACGCGGATTTATGGGCGAATTGGCCGTGGCCGCCTATTTGCGTGCACCCTACGAATGGCGTTTAGAAAACCCTGCGGACACGGACGTGGACGGCGTGCAAGTTCGCACGGTGTCGGATTTCAAAAAACGTTTAATTACGCACGAATACGACCCGCAGGCCCCGTACGTTCTAGCGGTAGCCGATTACGGCACCGCGTCGGTGGTGTTGCGCGGTTGGTTGCATTTGAGACACTGCAACGTGCGCGAGCATTGGCGCAACGACTCGAGAGCACCGGCCTATTTCGTTCCGGCTACCGCGTTGCACCCTATGGCTACGTTAAGGCAGTACTACCAACAACGAAAGCGACGGTGTGCGTAATGGCGTACGAATTGAACGGATACGTGGACGTAGCGACAAGGCTACGAATGGCCTTAAAAGATTGGCCGCAACTACGAATACAAGAAACGGGTTGCACGCTTGAGCAAGTGGGTGAGCAATTGTTCCTTATTTGCGTGGTTACGGTGTGGCGAGACGAACGCGACGCGGTGCCCGTCATTGCGAGCGCGGCGGAACAGGTACCGGGGCGTACACCGTACACGCGTAACGCCGAACGCATGGTTGGGTTTACGTCCGCATTGGGTCGCGCGTTGGGCTATATGGGTTACGGAATCGAAAAGGCCATTGCGTCCGCCGACGAGGTGCAACACCGTAAACAGGCAGACGACGAACCGGTGGTGTCCGATAGGCAAGCGTTCGCACGTCAAACGCAACAGACGCAACGCGTGGTTGAATCGCAACAGGGTGAGAAACGCCGCATGGCGAATCCGGACGCGCCGGCGACACCGCCGCAACTCAAAATGGTGAAAATGCAGGCAACTAAGGCCGGCATTGCGTCTCAAGAGGATTTGGCGTTAGTGTGCGCCGAGACGTTGGGAGACGGCGCGACAGTGGACAAATTGACTAAAGGCCAAGCCTCGCAACTAATCGAGGAATTGTTGCGCCGTGTTGCGGACAAACAAAACGAATTACGAGAAATCGAGGAACCGTTTTAAACAATTGAGGTATAACCGTCTCACGGTTGCGTCCGCCACGCGTCTAGGCGGTGTGGGTGTAAATCCCCGTGGCCTAACCCGCCATAGTTCGCCCGTTAGACAGGCCGGTAAAGACCATGCACAATAACCGGTGTGTGGCGAGTGTGAACCGTGCTCAACCAACGGACGGGTTGGTGCCCGGGGGCCGTCCGCCCAAGAACTACGCATTACAAGTAACCTCAAACAAACACGCAAATGGAAACACGCCAACACGCCCAAACACTCTCGAGTGCTCGAGCAACACAAACAAGAGCAAGGCGCGAACGCGCCGCGCTAGACGGGGGCGCGGGGGCAGTAGCCCCCGAATAACACACCATGCCAAAACGAACCGCCAACGCCGCCTACCGAAAACGCCGCGCCGAACTACTACGCGAAAAACCCTTGTGCCATTGGTGCAAACGTCGGCCCGCAACCGAGGCAGACCACGTAATCCCGTACGACATTGCAGGAGACGACACCGAATTAGTGCCGGCGTGTAAACCGTGCAACTCAAGACGCGGCGCAGAATACAAAGCAAACAAAATCCGACGAAATACAAAACACAAACAACCGTTCGCCCAAACGAACGTTCGCACACCCCAACCGAGGCGTAAACGCTCAAACCCGCATGGAATAACGGAAACAGTTTTTTTTAACACCCCTACTATGCCCCCGCGCCCATCTT